GATCAATTCGTAACCGTTTACAGAACCACCAAAGTAAGGGTCGATGTAAACCTTGAAGCCGAATAGAGTACCAGCAAATGTGTTGCCAGTGTCATCGACTGTTAGGCTTGGGTTAAGTGCTGGTGTGTAAGATAGAACACCTGCCATTGCCATTGCGGAAACCGCGTCGGCAGAAGCGATGATGATGTTACCCTTACCACGACGAGTTGCCTTGGCAATAGCGTTAGCTTCACGCTCTAGCTGGAAGATCATACCCTTGAAGCGTTCTACAGACCAACGACCATTGGAGTCAACGTCCAAGTCGAAGATACCTGCTGTTGCTGTACCATATGCCGCACCGATTGTAGCGGAGGAGTAAATGGAACGTACAACTTCACGGTTGATTTCTGCCAACAGTTCTGTTGAAAGAATGTTGGACAATTCAGCTTCAGCGTCAAGACCATGGATAGCCTTCAAGTCTTGTGCCAATTCTAGAGTGTATTCTGCCTTTAGGGCACGGGTAACCGCAGTAACGGAAACCTTTTCAATAGTGAACTGCATTTCAGCGAATGCGTTGGCAACAGCGTCACCAAGAGCTTCACCTGTAGCAGTAGCCATACCCTGACCAGTGTTGGACCAGTAAACGTTGGAGTTACCAACAACACCGTTCGCAATTGGGTCAGTCGCAATACCGTTACCGATAGCGATGTTAGCGTTTACCTGGTTCTTACCAGACACCAATGTGTTGACTTCTGTGAATAGAGCTTCAACAGATGCAATACGAGTGGAAATGTTGTCTGTGTAACGAGAACGCATTGCGAAGATCAAACCAGTTGGACCAGTCATTGGCTGAACGCCGCAGATATCATAGGCCAATAGGTTTGGTAGCGCACGACGTACCAAGGAAATTAGGATAGGATCGTAGTTAGAAACGCCGGCACCAGTGGAGTTCATTGGAGCAGATTCGTTCAACATACGACCATCTTCACGTAGCGCCTTTTCCTGGTTTTCTAGGACTAGAGCGGTTACGGCACGGCGGTATGGATCCTTAATTGATGGAAGACCATCAACGTCCAATACTTCGCCCCACTTCTTTTCGTTCTGTTCTGACAAATACATTTGAGGTTAAATCCTTCTTTTACTGTGATGCAGTCGCATCTAATTTGGTAAAACTATTTAGTAAATTGTTGGTGTTACTTGCTGCGCCAAGGTGTTTGCTTGATCGCATCAACATAACGTGACATTGGTCCAGAACCTTCTTCCTTCTTTTCGTTGGAAGCTGGGTCTTTGTCTTCTGTTACAGACTTACCAACTGGTGTCTTTTCGCCTGTGTAGGATTCGCGGACAGTGTTTAGCTTTTCCTGGAATTCTTCATCGGTGTCAGCAGAGATGCCTTCAACCAACTTGTCAAGCTTGGAAACTTGAACATCTGTCAAGCCCTGACGAGCTTCGATTACCATACAAGCACGGCGTAGACCAGATAGTTCCTTGGAAAGTTCTACACTCTTGGCAATTTCATCATTCAAAGATTCTTCCAAAGCTTCTACTTCTTCAGAAAGTTCTTCAACAACGTCAACCTTTTCGGCTGGGATGTCAATGTGGTGTTCAACGAACAAACCACGAAGACCGTTTAGGAAATCGTCAGCAATCTGAGTCTTCATTCCAGATTCAATTGCTACTTCGTTTTCCTTTAGCCATTCCTTAGCTACATATGACATATAGTCATCAAGCTTGCCTTCTTGTTCTGTCTTCAAGACTTCAATAGCTTCGCTCAAAGCGCCAGCAAATTCTTCTTCCAATTCTTCACGAATTGTTGCAGCACGTTCTGCTACAGCAGCTTCGAAGATTGTGGAAGCCTTTTTCTTGAATTCTTCTGTTAGGTTTTCACCAGAAAGCATTGCATCAACGTGTTCCTTTAGGGCACGATCAGAAGCTTCCTTTGCTTCCTTCTTCAAGAAAGCTGGCTTCTTGTCGTCCTTATCGTCATCATCGTCTTTGGAGTCTTTCTTGTCCTTCTTATCGGACTTATCCTTTTTGTTGTCTTTCTTGTCATCGGTGTCTACTTCAATTTCGACTTTGCCTTCTAGGATTTCGGCATTATCGCGATCAGCATCTTCCTTGACAGATTGAGTACGACGTGTTGGATTGTATGGTTCGCCGGTTTTACCGTTTGGACCATCACCTGGCTTTCCGGTTTCATCACCAGATGCCTTTTCCTTAGTGGAAGTAGGGTTGAACTTTTCACCACCCTTATCAGAACCAGGAATAGAATGATCCTTGGAAGAAGGAGCAGAACCAGACTTAGCTGGACCACCAACATCTTTGTTTGTTGGGTTGAATTTTTCTTGCTTGCCATCAGCGCCAGGAACTGTGTTATCCTGACCTGGAGAGCCCGCAGCGTAATTTACACCCTGCTTTTGGAGAGGGTGCACAATAGCTGGACCGTGGTCTGTTACACGTTCTAGTGGATCACCAGATTCTGCAACGACCTTCTTGCCGGCCATGATTTCTCTTGCTAGTTCGTTTAGGTTCTTAGCCATTTTAGGACAAAACTCCTGTAATTCATATCTGTGGAATATTTAGCAATCCTGCGGGATCACTCGGGTTTACTTTGATTTTCCTGACAGTTTGTCGAAAAAGCTTTCGAACAATGTCATTCTTACGCTTTCAATACGCTCTTTGGTAGCTTCTTGAAGCATTCTCTTGGCTTGGTCTGCATCGTCTCCGGTATAAACACCTTCCACTAGCATCCATTCCTTGGATTCTCTGATACCTTGGACAAATGCATCTGGTGCAGATGGGTCAGCGACAATATCAGCCGCAGTAGCCAAACGATAGTCTTCGTTAATGTGCTCTACTCCACCACGCTTGGAAACTGTTCCAATACCACGGGTAGAAACACCGATCTTAGCACCTTCATCCAAGAAATTCTTGACGATCTTACCGTATGGGGTGTCTATTACCTTGGCTTTACCAATGTAATCTCTACCTTCCTTCTTCAAGGATTTGATGATGTGAGACACACGATCAAGATTGATCTTTGGACCATCTGGATGACCTAGTTCACCGAATGCACGGGATTCGTTGATATAGTTTTTGGTGTATTTTTCAACTTCACGATCAATGATGGATTCAGAATAAAGACGACCATTACCGTTTACGATACCTGGTTGGATAAAAACACCATGGATGTAATAGTTCTTGGTTCCGTTGGTAGCTTCTACCAAGATTTCGATGTCGTTGATTTGTTCTGTTAGTAGGATCATTTATCTTTTCCTAAGTGGTTTTCTGATATGCAGACGAGCACGCTTTACCAGCGATCTTTTACGTTTGCGGTTAGACTGAGACCTTTTAGAACGTCGCTTTCTAGCTGCTCTAATTGCGGCGCGATGGCGATTTCTCTTTTCTGTTGGACTTTCTCTGACAACTCGGTTACCAGTGAGTTTATATCCAGGACGTTTTTGTGCTTTAACACGGGCACGTCTTTGGATTTTGCCGTTTCTGACCCTTGTAACAAACTTAACAACAGCTTCTGAAAGAATATCATCGACCAAATGCATTTGGATCAGCCGCAGAACCTGGATCGAAGTGTGCGACGTTCTTTCTCAAGTCCAAAATGACTGTATAGGCTGAGTTAGCTGTCATTCCAGTGGTTGAAAATCCAATGTTACCAGATGGGTTTGTAGCATTATTGATCAAGACCATTGCTTCTGGTTGAAAGTCAATTGTACCTTGTCCAGTGATGTTCACCATATCAACGTTAGCAGCAGCACCTTGCCAATATAGCTTGACATAGCCACCACCATCTGTAACGTTGTAGATGATCTTACGAACCAACAGTTCATGAAAACCAAGACTTGCAATAGCACCATTCAATGTGTTTGCATTGACGACGGTTGTAGTAGCTTGGTCAGCACCAGACCCAGTGATTTTGATCACTGTGCGCTTTTGGGTATCAAGGAGAATTTGTGTATTGGAAATTGGCATTGTTTATCCTTTAGTAACGCGCTGGACTTGTTGCCACTTCAAGGACGTGAGGTTCCTTGGCACCAGATGCTAGAGCACCATGGTGTGCAGACCTCATTGAGTGGTGATAGAATTCCCCAGCATGTTCATCTCTCAAATTGGAGTGATGATTGATTTTATCCGAATTGAATTTACGACCTTCGATTGCATCGGCACGCTTGTCAATGTGATGGTTCATTTCAGCTTCATGGAAATCAGCATACTTTTGGTGAGCTTTAGACTTCATACGATGGAAACGTTGAGAGCCTGGTTCTTGACCAAATGTACCCTGGTTGTCAGGGTGATTAGCACGATAGCTTTCCTTTGTAGCTTTGGATGCATTGTGCCACCAGGAACCTGTTGGGTCTGAATATTCTTCTACCAAAACTTCTTCATTTAGAAACTTTGGGTCAGCAGTGATATGACCAACTTTGTATGCTGATTCACCGTCAATTAGACGAATGTTCGCGTGGCCATCCTCAAAAATGTGGATGACTTCATGAGCTTCGTTCTTATGTGGACCAACAATAGGTCTTACTACACTACCAACTTGAATAGTCATATTTTAATCCTTGTTTAAATCTGCAATTCCTATATCATTATACGGTACTGTTAGGTACTTATTAATTGTTCTGGCGTAGTACAGAGCTACCTTCTGTCCATTAGGATATTGTCTAATGGCGATACGCTTCATGATAATCATAGCGGGTGGTAGCAAATTATTACCCTTTGGCAAGGTAGTTTCATCCAAAGTCTCTGTTTCAATCTTCTTGTCATAGTCTTCATGGAGAGACACGGCACATTCTGAATCTTCACTTGTAGCATGTTCTAAATGGACTCCGTCCAAATTACCCATAATCCATTCCAACTTTCCGGGATGATTATCGTGCCAAAGGATTTTTGACGCATAATCAGCAGCCGTAACTACCCCATCACCATCCACGTCAAAATCGTGGTATAGTTGATCTGGAGTAATTACATCGGTCGCCGACACTTCAGAAACTCGGGACGCTGGTACTTCAATACCAGAAGTTTCTGCAAGTAGCTGTTTTACTGTTTTCATTAATGTACTGTTCCTTTATGAACAATTTTCAACTTGGATAGTCTGTCTTTGATTTTATCTTTGGCTGTTCTGATCCCAGCCGATCTGTTTGCGTGTTTTCTTTGTTGGTTTTTGGGAGTCCAATCTCGACGCCCATATTCCATTTCAATATCATTCTTTTCATCGGATGCTTTTTGGACATAGTTTCCCATTGTCTTGATTTTTAATTCATTCAATGCTTCTTCACCAAGCTTGGTTCTAGAAACCAATTTGTTTGTAGCTCTTGCGATACCACGAGTTCTTTTCAAATAGGTTTTATTGGTTTTGGCTTGAAGATTACGACCTTCAGGGCTTGATTTACCACTACCAAGAAATTTACCATGCTCGCGTCCATTAACAAACAAAGCCTTATCTCTAGATGCTTTTTGGATATAGCGCCCAAGAGTTGCTGATTTTAATTCAGTTAGGATTTGTTTGTAGGTTTTCATTGATTTATGGCTTTCTTGCGATTGCTTTTTTAGCCAAATCCAAACCTTTTGCTCGTTTGTTATATCCTTTTGCCGCACGAACAGCCACTCTCAAATGATAAGCCGCATCGTGTTTAGCATTTGGATCGGTTTGTTTGCTGATTTTACTATGACGATCTACTTGGTATAAGGTTTCTTTTTCGAGTTGATCCTTACGTTCTTTAGCTTTATCCTGGTAATTTACCAATGTTTTACCAGAAAGTTCTTGTAGGTTATCTTCACCAACTACTTTCTTAGTAGCCTTGTCAATACCTTTTTCACGATCTTTGGTGCTACGTCCAGCTTTTGCGACATATTGCATTAGCTTCTTGGATGATAGCTCTTGCAAGTCATCCTTGTCTTCCGTGTTCAGTTTCTTGCTAGCCAATGCTAGACCAGAAATACGCTTTCTTGCTAATTCTGGATCGGTATAGCTTGTCTGTCCGGTACGGGAACGTGCAGCACGCAAATCACCAGTAGCCTTATCTTTATAACTCTGGAGAGTGTCGTTGGATAGCTCTTGGATGTTTTCTTCACCTTTTACCAAATTAGCAGCAACTTCAAGCTTCTTGTTTTCGAAGACTTCTGCCATATATGGTAGCATACGGTCTGCAAATGCTTCGCGCATCTTGACTAGATCACCATCATATAGATGGTCGATGATATCTCTGTTAGTTGTTTCCATGTTTTCCTCGTTCTGTGCTTTATTCATCTTTTCGTAATTAGCTTCTCTGCCGGCTCTAAGACCGTTGTTGAAATGGATATGGCCTTCTCTCTCATTACCATCTTTATAAGCTTTGATGGATGCATTAAAATGTGCCGCAGCTTGAGAATGCAACTTACTATCTTTACCACTATGGTATTCATGATGTTTGGTAGCAGTTTCAAGATCGCCACTAACTCTATGGTTTGATGATTTTCTCCAACTTCTAGCCATTACTCGCCTCCAAAAGGTTTCTTACCATCTGCTACTCTTTGGTACCTACGAGCGGCATTGATATGTTTATAGACTTCTCTACCAGGTTTTTCAGCTAATTTGTTAGCTAAATGTTCATGACGACGTGCTTTAATTCTTGCAACACCACGTGGACTTGGTTTAAGAAAGTCCATTAGACCTTCAGCCAAATGTTCCCTGTGTTCTTGGATCCTTTGATAGCGTCTCTTACCCTTTGGCATCAAGAGCACTCTTAGGCTGCTCCGCATACTTCTTATTACGACGGAACTTACGGAAACCACCATCACCAGTATCGTTGTTCTGACCGAATGTAGGTTCACTTGGCATTGATCCTCCGACTGTGACTTGTCCGTCAGAACCTAGTTCAAAAGGCATTCCAGTACTTGGATCAATCTGGCCTTGGTCACCGCCGGGTGGCATCATTGGTGCTTCTTCTTCCATTTCCTGGTCAATCAATTCGATTTCTTCATCGTCTTGTTGTAGGACGTTCTTACGAACCCAGGCTTGAGAAAAATACATACCAACGAAAGGCTGAATAGCTTGCAACAATAGCAGTCTATTCTGGAGTAGCTGAGATTCCTTAAGTTCGGAGTAGTTGTTATCCTTCAAGAAGTCATAGTGGACACGTTCACGAATGGTTTCCCATTCTTCGTCACTACAGACCTTCTTAAGAACCAACTGAATACGAAGCAATTCATCGAATAGATGAGAGAAGCGGTTGCGCAAGCGATCAATGAACTTGGCAAACTTCAATTCGTCTCTTGAAATTTCTTGGTTGTAACCAATCGTGAATGGCTGACCAGGTGTTAGACGAGAGATAGGAACATTCAATGAAGAATATAGATTCTTCTGGAAATATTCGATATCACCCATTTCTCCCAACTGTTGACCAGATGGAAGTGTGACAACTTCGGCTGTCTTGTTACCGTCTTTACGTGGAATCCAAAAGTCTTCCAACATAGAAATATGACGACGGTCGTCCTTTACATCACCAGTAGCTGGATCATATTGTAGACGATTACGATACTTGACCATCATGGAAGAAACATATTCTTCCGCTTTCTTGGCAGACAT